ACCTGCACGCGAGCCCACGACACGGTTATCGCCACGCTCAAAGACGCTACGGCGGTCACCACCAAAGACACCCGAGGAACGACCGGTGCCGGCACTGCGGCCCTGGATACGTGCCAGCAGGGTGTTCCACTTATCCTCGTGACGACGCATGTCGGTGTAGATGTCATCCGGAGCGGAGTCAACAAAATCCGGATCACTCATACCGAAGGCGCCCACATGACTGTCGACGATGTCGACGATCACGTCACGGACGATAGCTTCTTCGTTCGAGCTACGCGAGGTGCGCAGGTCGTTGTCTGCCACGACGGCAATCACATCCACCAGCTGATTCATCTCGCTGTTGTTGTAATTCTGAGCCGACATGTAGCGCGCGTACTCACGACGAAGGCTGTTGGAACTGGCCCGGTTCTCGATGTAATCGATAGTGCGGTCGTAGACGTAGTTGATCAAGTCGCTCATGGTGTACTCCAGATCTGGTAAACTTAGGTGCGTCGGATCAGTGCTTGCGTATGATCCAAGATAGGTTTGAACTCAGGTACCTCTTCGGTCGTATGTCGAGGTCCCAGACGGATACACGGATTGAACCGGTTGTTTCCGATGGGGGTTGACTTCGGCAGTACGCCGAACCCTGTGACAGCAGCGAAGGAGGAGTCCAAGTACATGGTGGGGCCAATCGGCTTGGCATCTTGGCTTTTACCCCGGCCGTGGGTATCGGTCTGCTGAACAATCACACTCGTGATCTTAAAGAACATGTTGTCACTCGGGTTGGACACCGAGGAGACTTCGGGATGTTCGGCAGCGGAACTGATGCCATGGATCAACCATGGGTTGAAATACTTGCGAAGAATATCCTCGTACTCCTTGTTGGTGAGGGTCTTCTTGGAATTGCCGGTGATCTTGAACAGGAACTCGAACACATTGTTGTTGATGTTACGCAGCAGATAGCGCAGCACTTCGAGACGCTTGTTGTACAGGCAGGCCTCCTGGCCTCGCTTGCTGTTCAACATGTTCTGCATCTCTTTCATGATGTGGGCCATCAGGTCGTACAGATCGCTGCAGTCGATGTTCACTTCCTTCAGTGTCTTGATGGTTTCTTGGTCCACATAACCATCGAGCGACTTCAGGTGAATGTCAATTTCACTGACCAGCTTGCCGTAGTTGTTGCTTTCACCCCAGAGAATGAACGCGAGGAATACACGCCACCACCAAGTATCATTCAGATCCTTGACGTCTTCCACGTACTCTGGGAAATGGTCAATCACGTAGAAGAACCCTGCCGCCATCGAACTGGCCAGCTCACTCCATGATCCGCGGTCTATCAGCATGATAAAGTCGGTGGCAATGGCTTCGTAGTTACGACGTGGGTTCACGCCCCGCGGGGCTTTACGCATCGAGCTGACCTTGACCCAATATTCTTCAGGATAGGCTTCCGGGTCGTAATCTTGCTGGCGCATGACCACCGGTCTGGTGCCGGTGTACTTTTCAAACGCCTCGTACAACCCATACTTACAGAACAGGTAATGTGGAAGGGAACTGAAGACATACCCCAGGCGAATCAGATCGCTACGGTTGCGTGCCTTCTTGTTGTGCAGCTGGGAGTACACCACCTGCTCCTTGACCCGCAGACCATCGATCACCACGGTGTAGCTTTCGCGGTTAAACGACATCGGTGCACGCGGGATGCGGATGAACACACTGTTCTCTTCGATCTCGAAAGCAATGTCGCCCATGACGGGTGCCACTGCAAACGGTTTACCTGAAATGTAAAGCATGCCTGCCTGTCCCACATATGGCAGGTACATGTACATTGGGGCAAGTTCTTTGCCCTGATTCCTGAACCGATACTTCACCAAATACACCGAGGTGTGCGCGATGTCGTAGATCCGGTTATTGCCCGAGCGCGCCCGAGTAATGACGTTATACGTTTCCAACGGCGAACAGCGCTCACTCCCGATAAATTCGAACCCATCCGGATACTGGGACTCACCGCAACGGATGCGGCTATCAATGTAGGCCTTGGCGTGCGGGACGTCCTTACAGGCAATCCCTTTGACCACATCCTCATTGAACACTGGCGCACGTTTGCGGTGAGAGTATTCGAATAATGCGGAGTCCATTGGCTACCCCTTGTTCTGTCAGGCTTTGGCTGATATTTTAGACAATACCCCGTAAAGAGTAATGGCTGCCCCTACGATCGCAACGATCGTCTTAGCCCATTCGACATAATTACGCCGCATCGCGGCTTCCCTGTCTTGCTGAGCTTTGCTGTAAGCCCCTTCATTACGTAAGTTCTGAAGTGTCTTCTCTACCTCGAGCTGTTCGGTCCTGATCTTGGATTCCTCCAGTTTCCGAATCGTCATGTCGCGCTCGATCATCCCCTTCGCCATCTCGGTGATCGGGCCACCGTTGATAGCGTCTTCCACGGTCCGGTGTAGTCCGAACTTCTTATCTGCCTCTTCGAAGGTGTACGAACGGTTGATCACTTCACTGACCACCCGCCCTTCATCCACCGGCTTACGGCAGACCACATGAATCCCAGTCGGGTAGGACAGGTCCCGCTCCACCGGAATCATGAATACATCGCCACCCACATTGATGTAGCGCGTCCCGCGCTGCACCTGATGGGCATTGTCCACAGCTTTAAGCATGAAACCAAAAGTCGCCTCACCCATGCCAGGCGCTATGTCCTGCAGGGTCCGTTCATCGCGCTTGATCTTGTCAAACGGATGGCGGGCTCCACGGTCTGCGACCCACTCTACCAGAAGATCGACATCCGGCATATAGCAACGCCCGGAGGCGTCTGTCATGTCGCGCCAATAGATGACATACTCTACACTGGCACTCACGAACTGCTGAGTGTTTGCATGCAGTGCACCGTCGTAGGCCCTGATCCAATACTGGGTCTCACGGTCATCCAGGTTAGGACGGGTCCGTAACGTATCAAGAGCCCGTTCCATGGATGCCTTGCTCATGGTGTGCGTGACACAGACGATGAATTCATCGCCACTGCCATTACCGATCGGCGGAACCACAATAGCGGTACCGTCTCGACTGGTCACAACAACGTCACGCTCCATGTAGTTGTAATAGTTGGTGGTGACATACGGAGCACCCCTCACTCCTCGCTCATGGTCCGCACTGGCTCTTCTTATCCGCGTAGCGTTTCGCTGCTGATAAGGAAGATCTTCACGTTCGAGGTGAGCGGGATTCTGAGTGCTATGTGGGTACCTATTAAAGCGATTATCGATGCGAGTGACGTCGTCCATAGATGAACACCATTATTTAAAAAATTACTACGGAATCGTGTGATTTTATTTCTTTTGATACTGATGACTGACTGCGTGCCATCAGTCTAATGGCAATCGCTTATTTCCTTGATCACATCGATAATGTATCGCTCTATTTCGCTTCAATGGATTCTGGACATGCGGCATAAAAAGCGGACCGAAGCCCGCTTTTTATTTGCGTCACTAGGACACCCAGTCAACCCTTACGGATTAACCTCCAGTTCCAGCGCCGGTATCAGAACCGGTACCAGTGCTGCCAGTGCTACCTTCGACGGGGTCGGTGGCGTCGGCGCTACCGGGAAAGTTCTGGACGGGATACGCCCAGCCCTCCGACAGTACTTCGTCCAGGCCGATCACGTTGATCTTGCCGAAGATCGGGAGGTGGTTGACGTGACGGTTACGCGGCTGAACCATCGCTTCACGGATCTGGGTTTCATCACGGCTCACGTTAACGTGGCTGATCAGTTCCGGAATCCAGAAGTGAGTACCGCAGTTCAGCGGATCGAGGCCTTCGGTTTCACGCTTGAAGGTCCAGTAGATGGTGCGGCGAATGCGCTCGTCGACCGAGGTCACTTTCTCGAAGCTGATGTCGTCACCCAGGGTACGGGCATCGCCGTCCTTCAGGATGTACGAAGCAGTCTTCGGATCGGAACCGATGATCACGTGCACCTTCTCACCAACGTAGCCGGTGTAGGCGTCCAGAGCGGTCTTGTAGTTGGACTCCAGGATAGCATCCTGAATGTCGCTACGCAGGACGTTGCCCAGAGCAGCCTGGACGTCCTGTACGCGCTCGAAGCTGCGGCGGCTGATTACCAGCTCACGCAGGTCGAGGTTGCGCTCACGGAACCACGGACGGACCAGGAAGCGTGCGATACCTTCGACTTCCGGCAGGAGGTCGTCAGCGTCGATGCTGCCGCTCAGGAACTTCCAACGGCTCAGGCCGTCAACGAAGCGCTGCAGAGTGGTCACAGCCATGTTGTCGTTACGCAGACGCGCAGCAGTCACCAGCAGATCGATGTCAGCCATGCCACGGGCTTCAGCCAGCGGGGACGGAATCGACAGCGGGCTACCCAGCATCACCGGATAACGCTCGGTGTACTCGGAGCTGTTCAGCTGCAGGCCGCGCAGACGGCGGTTGGCGTTGGACAGGCGAGCAGCCGGTTCCCAGCCGATCACAGCGAGGTCAGCCAGGCCATCAGCGATGGTCTTGCCTACGCCAGCGTTGGTCAGGGACAGGACTTCACCAGCAGCGTTAACCACACGGTCAACAGCGATGGTAGCCGGGTTGACAACAGCGTTGCCCTTCTCGACGTCCACGTTACCAGTCACGACCAGAGCCAGAGTCACGGTGTAACCACCTTCGACGATCTGCTTCAGGATCGGGTTGGTTACCGGCTCGCCATTGTAGTTCAGGGACTTGGCATTGATCTGGATGGAGCTCGAACGGAAGTTCAGTTCCAGTTCGCGGGCCAGACCCTGGTTGCCCTTGATGAACGCAGCACGCGGCAGGTTCTCGACATCGAAGCCCAGAACGTCGCTGTCACCCTTACGGATGTACAGAGTCTTCAGACCGACGTTGCGGTCCAGAGAATCGGTCTGGTTGGCTTGACCGGCGATCTTGACCAGAGTGTTCTGGGCCAGGCCGACCAGGTTGACGCGATTGCCGACTTTCAGAGCGCTGGTGGTGACCTTACGGTTGCCCAGTTCAACGCTGCGCGGAGCGATGACGTTTTCGGCGACGAACAGATCCTTGTTACCGTCATGGATTTCCGGTACCAGAGTGGTCGACTGGTCGGCCAGGATCTTGTAGTTCAGAGCAGCTTCGAGCAGACGGCGCTGTTTGAAGTCGGCGTGGTCGCCACGGGTGTTGTGCAGGAAGTGGTTCAGCACGAGGTGCGAACGGATGGTGACGTCAGCGCCGCCCTGTTCCGGGGTCAGAACCACGGTACGGTAGAAGCCTTCAGCGAATTCGCCCTGCTTGGCCGCTTTCTGGTTGTAGACCATGGACAGACCGATGAAGTCGGTCAGGTTGCTGTTGTCGAAGGCTTCCAGGGAAGCGACAGCTTTTTCCATGAAGTCGAAGTCGCCGAGGGACTCGACGGAAACGACGGTGCCAGCGCCACGAGGAGCGGAAGCGTCCGAAGCGCTGAGAGCGGTACGGGCGTATTCAGCCGGGGAGGCCAAAGCCATGGCGATAACAGCAACGGCGTCTTTCTGAGCCTTGGTCAGGGTTTCGCCGCCGAAGGATTCCAGGGAGACCGACAGGTCGCTGACCACGGATTCCATGGACAGTTCCAGGTTTTCACGGTCCAGCGAGGACAGCGATTCCATGGATGCTACACCGATGTTACCAACGATGGCACCCTGGCTGAAACGGGATTGCAGATCTTGAGCCTGACTGGCCAGGGTTTCCTGGGCGGTCGGCGCCTTCTTACCTACTACACTCATTTTTTGTTTCTCCGCGAAGATTGCAGCGCGCGCTGCGTGACTGCGAGCATACCGGGTTTTCATCTCCGTCCCCCGATACTTACGCAAGTTTTGCATACCATTGCAGAAAGATGTCCGCAATAGTCCTCAATAAAATACCGGCTTTTAGTTACAGTTGGTTCACGGCGTGCTGAAACGTGATAGTTTTAGCCAACTCGTGTACACCTACCATGTCATAGAGTACGGCGCTGATTTTAAGCGAAAGGTCAGCACGGGCAGTTTTCAAATCCTGCTCAGACTTATCCGACGCCTGTGTACATAGAAAGAGTCCCAGAGTGTTCTGGTCGATCATTTCTACATGGGCATGTAGCTCACCCTGCCTGTTGGTAGTCGCACCGAAGACAGTAGTCTCGAACGGCACGTTGGCGCAAAATGCACGTTCTTCGAGGTTCAGGCTTTCACCTACACCGTCGAAATCGAAGGTGCATTTGCCCTCACCCAACAGGATGTTCAGGATTTCTTCACGATGGGATTGCACCAAGCGGTAAATCAAAAGATCTCTGCTTGATACTATGCCAGACAACTTTTCCCAATCAGTGAGATCGGCATTCGACAGTCCCAGCTCCTTCATGATGAGGTTGAGCCAGACAGGGACTACGACCAGTTTGATTTTGCTCATTAGACATTCATCCTCTTTAGAGCGGTGGTTAAGGCTTATCCATGGACATTAAGCTATTCCTTGTTAAATCCGTTTCGCTTCTGTACCTTGAAAGTCAGGTAGAGGGGTATAAATCCGGTAACGTCTCGTTAATTCGCGATCTATTGACCAACCTCCAGCTTCCAGATGACATCAGCGAAATCGGCGAAGGGCGGAACGTCCTTGCCAATCTCCGCACCACAGTCCTGTGGATGCTTAATAACGGTGATTCACAAAGATATGAACCGGATTCGCTTCTTCAGCGGCTTCGGATGAACACCCAGCATGACGATGTCACCTATAAAGCCCTTGAAAAGTCTATCCGTAAGTACCCGGATGAGTCCGTCGTCCGCAAACATATCAATGACATTTCGCAGGAACTGCGCCGCTACAAAAACCGCGAGAAGCTGCACGAGATCATCAAGAAGGCGTCCTACACTCTGAGCTTCAAAGAAGCCGAAGTCGAGGATTGGGACGGCTTTATTCTCAACACCGCCCAAGACCTCTTGTCGGTGGACATGGAAACTGAAGACCGGGTCGACCCTGCCTTCATTACCAGCGTCAACTTCCAGGACAAGAGTTCGGTCACCGCGGCGTTCGAGGACATGAATAAGTCCTTGGGCACCGAAGGTATCATCCGCTGGCCAATCAAGGCCCTGAACCGTCTCATGGGCGTCCAGGCAGGGGGTAGACGCGGTGAGTTCGGTCTGATCAATGCCCTGCCTGGTAACAATAAGTCAGGCACTATGCTTGACCTGTTTATCGGCACCTGCATTTTCAACGATCCTTTCCTGTTCGATCCTGAGAAGAAACCTTTGGCTCTGTTCTATAGCACCGAAGATGACATCCCAGTGATCATCCAGAAGATCTACGTGATCCTGCGGCAGCGGGAAGTCGGTCACGCAGTCTCTGTCAAAGGTATGGACCCGCAAGCTGCTGCTGAGTACGTCATCGAGAAACTGCAAGCCCGTGGCTGGAACGTGGAGCTGCACCGTATCCGGGGTTCATCATTCTCCTATGCCAAGTACATCAAGCACCTGGAGCAGTACAAGGCTAAAGGGTATGAGGTAGCAGTATCTTTCGTCGACTACCTGGCAATGTACAGCAAAGACGGCTGTGCACAAGGCTCGACTGGTGACGACCTGCAAGACCTGTTCAAGCGTGTGCGTGAGTACACATCTGCTGAAAAGATCCTTCAGGTCACAGCACACCAGCTCTCGACCCAAGCCAAGGAAGAGAAGCGCATGAACCCCACCAAGTTCATTCGCGACATGCCGGGCGGCGGTTACTACCAGGGCTGTAAGAAGCTCGATACCGAGGTGGATTGGGAGTTCTACGTCAACAAGCAAGTGGTCAACAACGGCACGTACTTGGAATACATCTGGGGTAAACACCGCGGTGTGGTGGAGCCGACTCCAGAGGCGCACAAGTACTTCGTCATGCGGTATCTGGATAACCACATGTACGGCATCCCGTACGACCTGGATCTGGATGAAGACCTCAGTTACAAAGTCGTGGGTGGACGTCCTAACTCCGAAGGCGGCGGAGCTACGTGGGACGACATTGAAAACATCGCAACATAAGAGCCAACATAAGAGAGCAGCCCTCGGGCTGCTCTCTATGCCGTTTGTCATGGAGCGTTCTGTGCAGCGACCAAGGCTTCGATCAGAAGTGTTTGTTCATCAATGGTGCGTTGTAGTTCGGCAACCTTATCGCTCAGGCGAATGATGATGGCGGTGTCGGTTTCTGTGTGGGTCACAGCCGCACGCCGCGCCGCTGTCAACTGGGTGTGTTGCTGCTCGCTAACATGGTCACTGACCGGTGCACGCGTCACGTAGAACACCGGGTCGACACCGATCTTGGCTTTGACCGATTCGGTGATAGCCTGAACGATATCATCGGTACTGCGGTTCTCAGGCCACATCCCTAACGAGACTGCCAGCACTAAGTGGCTGTAAGGAATGCTGCCCATGCTTGGATAGCGTTCGATGTAGGTGTCAGGTACATAGATCAATGATCCATCTTTATCACGCAGACAGATGACCAGGGCATTCAGTGAGAGGTCATCCTTGTAGGCGGTCTCGGTCAGCCCGACTGGAGCATAGATCAGCTTCAGCGGCTCTTGCCCACGGGCGATGAGTTCGTTGAATTGACGAATGGCGATGACGGTATAACTTTTGTCCGTATCTGCAACGAAAGGCGCACGGAACAGGAAGGCACCAGAAATACCCATCGGGGGAGTCATGCGGATCATGAGGTGACCTCAGGCAAAGAAAAAGAAAAGAAATAGGGAGAGGGGCCGAAGCCCCTCTCTGTTGTTAAAGACTAGGGCATAGCATATCCAGTCCCTAGAACCGCACCAGGTCAAACCCGATGATCTCAGAGGCCTTGGAGCTGATATGTGTCCTGATCCCAAGGACCATCCGATCGGCCTGATCCCGCTCGATCAGTTGCTTGATCAACTTGCTCTTGGGGCCATGAGGTTGAATGACACCCCGCAGTTGGCCAGTGGACTCATCATAATGAACACTGACAATCTTTGCACAGACGTTCTTCTCGTTCACCGAGGTGTGACGGTCGGCGCGCTGCTGGATCGTCTGGTGACCAAAGAGTGATGGCGTACCGAACTCAACCAGTAGGCCACCCGCAACTGCTGACCGATGAAGTTTCTCGACAACCTCAGGAGACAGGTCTAGGGCAAATTCCCCCAGACGTACAGACGCTTCTTTCATGAGTCTCTCCTCAGTACATGCTAGCACGCAGACCAATGGGTTTATCGTTACCGTCGTAGCAGATGGGGTATTCGCACATCCCACCTTCATTCTCGACACGGGTCTCATCGACCAATGGCAGGTATTTGGGCAGGTCAGCTATCTTTACCGCCCGACCATTGATTGAGCAGTCGTCATCTGCCCTGGGGTTGCACCAGGCTTCATTGATTTCATCCATCGGGACTTTCTGTGCAAGGTCAGGCACCTGACTGTCAGAGAGATAACCATCCAAACCACCGATGTAAAGATGATC